CAATTGCGTCTATTGCATTACCCGATGAATATAATGCTGGAGTTAATAACCCAACACTACATTCATCACCATAAACAAACCCTATATCGTGTAATAAGTATTTTTTAGGAAATTTATTTAAATCGGTAATACTAAAGTTTGTATTACCTGTAAATGAATTAACCGTATACCCCGTTATTACTTGAAAATACTCAATGTCGGTAGGGTATTCTAAATAATAGTCGGTTTGACCTGTATTAATTACATATATTGTTGACTGCAGTAGTCCTGACCCATTTGATGCGGGGTCGGCATAATCTATTGTTCTAACTATTGGGGTTACAGAATCACCTGTAAATGTAGTACCTGTAATTGAGGTATTATTAAATTGATTTTGGGTTGCTCCTGTTAAATTAACCCAACCTCCCGACAATTTTGGGTCTTGGAAGGTTATTACTTCTCCCACACCTAATTGTTGAATCATGCCGGCCTTTGCGATAACAACTAATACCTGATCTTCAAAAGGGGTACTTGGTGTTCCAACTAAAGATGGATTTACCTTGGTTTTAATTTTATTAACCCCTGAGTTTGCAACTCCTGAAGGGGAGTTTTTAAAGTATTTATCTCTAGTATTAAACTCATTTAATTTTTGTGGGTATGTTTCTTTAGTAGGGTACGCAAACCACCTTTCATCACTACCGGGACTTTTTTCGGCACCAAATAGAAATGGTTGTGGGGCATGTAATTTATAAAGATTTGTGGAATCTATTAAATCATAACCTGAAAATATTCTTTGATAATCTAAAAGAGCTTGGGTTAAAACGTCTCCCGTTATTTCTTCCTCAAAAACCCTATTTATAAGTGATTTGTATTGACTACCACAATAAAAATTACCACAAATATTACAATCAGTATCATCATTAGGGCTTGACTGTGGATAGTTAGGGTGTTCAGCTAAAGAATATGTCCCAGGCGAACTTAATGGTGCTAAAAATGTATTATCTGTTGTTGTTGTTGCGGGATTACCGGCTTCTGACTGTTGGTTATTATATTCATTATTTACTTGTTGGGTTACGGAACTAATATCAAAATCATCGTCAATTTCCGCACTTCCACAGTCACATGAACAGGCATTACATTCAGGGTAAGATAACATAGGTAATCCAATTCTAGGAAAACCTTTTAATCTTATTATGAATACAATTACAAAAGCAAAGAAAACCAAATATAACGCTAATTTAAATATCGCCTGTATTATTTGCCAAGCGGTTCTAAGTACTACTCCAATGTTAAACACGGGTCCCCCAGGAATTGCAACCGCGGCACTTTCAAGCGCCGATTGTATCGCATCTATTGTTTCTCTAATTTGTATGTATAAAAAATACAAACATAATATAACTAAAACCCATTTTAAAACAGGCCAAGCCCAAGCAACAAAGTGAGCCACAAATAATACCACTAATATTGGGAATGTTAATATGTTTAATAATAACATCGCCAAGAAATATATAAAATCAAATTTTTGTACCGCATCATTAACAGGGAATGGATTATTTTTAGAAATACACTCCCTATCATCAATCTCTTTAATTCCTAAATGTCTTGCTCTTGATATACCGTTCTTATAACGGTCTAAAAACATTGCGGTAGTATAAACCTTATTATAATTAAACTCAAAAAACCTATCTTCACAATTGATTGCCTCTTGAATCATTGTGGAATCCCCATAATCGTCCCAATCTAAACTAAATGCATATGACCTAAAAGAATCGTACGCCGCTTGATCGTAGAATGTAAATTCAAAGTCTTGTGTTTGAGTTGTGTCTACCGCATTTGAGTTTATCCCTATGTTGGTTCCAGGGGTGTTAATTGGTATACTACTTAAACTTCCTGTATATGGTACGCCGTTTATTGTTATAGTAACGTCCTGAGAGTTAACATAAGATTGTAAAATTAATCCACCTGTTTGTGCGGGTAATACTATTGCCGGATTAAAACTTGTTGTGGTGCCAGGAACTGAAACCGAATAATTTAAAGGAGCACCTAATGTTGGATCCGCGGTTGGTGTTGTTGATGCCCAACCATATTCTTTAATATTTGGAACTAAGAAATTTGCTCTTAATATTTCACTCTGTACTCCTCCGTCATTTTGCCAACTAACTTTAAATCTGTATTTACCTTTTGTTGGTATCCCTACTTTGGGGTCCAAAGAAATAACTTGATTACCAAATTCATCAGTAACAATATAATCTAAGTTCATTGGGACTTTTAATAAGTAAGTTCCGTCACCGTCAATTATTTTACCCCCTTGTTCTATTTCATATTCTTCAAGTGATGGGTACCCATTTCCATCAACATTTATTGTTTGTCTTATTGCGGATACTCTACCTTGTCCTGACTTTAATGAACAGAATGTACCTGCCGCCAATGGAACTCTACAGTTTGTTTTTAACGCCTGTTCGTCTTGAGTAGTTGCGATTGATCCCATAAATACCGCAGTTGGTTTTATGGTTAAATTTATCTCTTCAGACAAGTCAAAATCTTGTCTTGTAATTCCAACGAAACAAATATCAGGTTCTCCCCATAATGGTTCAACATTAACTTGTTTAACTAATGTTATAATTTGTGGTAATTCACTTAAATTGTTTGATGATTTAAACTTAGAACCGTTAAATTGACTCTCAACCGCAAATCCACTATCTATTAAATCTTGTGGGGTTAACGAAAAACACCCTATGTTTGAAAGGTCAAGATTCATGACAAGGGTTTGTTGTCCTGTTGGTACCCCAAAAATCATAAAGTCACCACTATCGTTTGTTGTTACTGTGTACTTATAATATTTGTCATAAACTTCTATTATTGATCTTTCAAGGATTGCTTCGTCTCTATCAAAGAAACTACCCGTTGGTACGTGACCTAAATACTCAGGAGATTTAGGTAATAAATTGTATTTATATCCATCTTCATTTTTATTATTTAATGTTTTGTAAGGATATAATTCACTTATAATTGGGTTTAACTCATCCTCATTTGTTAATGGTATGAAAACAGATAACTTTGTGTTTGCAAGTCCGAATCCTCCATTAACTGAAACTCTACCTGCGATAACACCATAATCAGAACACCTTCTTTCGTATATTTCTGCTTGTGTTAATTTAAGTGATAGTATTTCTATGAAGTCAAAATCTTGATCAAATTTTAAGTTTACAGATTTATCTACACCTATATTAGTTCGTATTCTATATGAATGTGGCATTAATTTCTTTTCTTGATAAATAGTTTATTTCCTATTTTAAAAGGATAATCCTTTTATTAAAAAAGGAAATTATCAAGAATAGGTTACTGAAGATAAGTTAACAATACTTACTCTAATATCTTTGTTCCCAAATCTAACTTGGTATATTTGTGTTGGGTCAGCAAAAATAGTGTCGGATATCAACTTAATTTCTTTTGTTGATTGATTAGAATATGGTTGTGATGTTTGTGATGAGGAATACTGTCCCCCAACTTTGTTAAAGACCTGTATATCCGATATTGACAATACTCCGTTTTCCGCTTGTATTAGTCTTCTTAATTCAGAAATATTAACATTTTGACCTAATTGTCTTGACGTTGGTGACATATATGTAGATACAATATCTATGATTTTTGCAATTATAGACCCCTGACTTTGTGACGAATCTAAAACCACCGAAATATCAAACCCTAAGTCGACAACATTAGCACTTTCTACAGATATGTAATCATTTATCATTCTATAGTTTGATAAATAATTTGAAATATTAGTTTTTAACGCATTTGGAACTACTGATGTAAGTGTTCCACTTGAGTCATAAGAAAGTAATTTTATTTTTATTTTGTTATTTTCCTCTACTATTGATACTTTAGATGGTGCACCAAATTGTGAAGGCATATTTCTTAATAATGAATCATAGTCATTAACGGTTACCGCTCTATTTTGTGATGAGAAGTTAAAAGAAACAAAATTTCTAATTTCCTCTAATGTTGGTGATGCCGCTCCACCAACCGCAGCGATCGGGTTTGTACAACTTAATGAGTTTGACGTACTTGTATTAATACTCTCAGAAGGACCGTTTACAAAGAAATTACTTTTTTGTACTTGTGTAATAACCCCAACACCAACATTACTTGATATTCCCCCACCAATTCTATACTGAATAAACAATGTTGAGTTTGATTTAAGTGTGCTCCCTAAACCTAAATTATTAACGTATTTGTTTATGTTAATTGATTGTCCATTCCTTGCAAATTCTCTTAATTGTTCTTCCGCAGAATTATTACCCCCACCAAAAGTTAATTTCATAAAACCTTGTGGAGTATATTCTGTTATAAATTTATCACTTGTTGTAATGTATCTACCTATTTTAATACCAGGAGCGTCCGAAGGTTTTGTTGGGTCTTCAACAAAAACTCTGTCTTCAACTAAAGCCCTTACTTCATAAAATCTGTTATTAGGGGATAAAAAATCTTGATCTGAAGGTACGTTACTATATTGTGATCCGTCTTTTACAATAACACTAGTTACTCCCAACACATTTCTTTCAGGTAAAAATAACTCAAAAAATGGTTTAACATCATTAGGTGTTATAACTCTTTTAAAAACTTTAGTTAAACCATTAAGAACTACTTCTCTTTTGGTTACTGTGTAATTTTGTATTGTACCATTTGAATCTATATTTGGTCTTACTATTCTTGAATTTGGTTGTCCTTCTCCATTATATTGAGATGAAAAATCTATATCATACACAGTTTCATATGATTGTCCCGCGCCATTTACTTGAGTACCTCTTCTTAATATACCACAATATCTTATATCTTCCTTATCTCCAAACGCTGGTACAACAATAGAAAAATCAACTAATGATATTGATGGTCTTTGTCCCGGTATTTTTAAACCGTATGTTCTTGCAATGTTAAATAATGAAGTCTTTTGTTGAGCATATTGTAATACAGTCTCTTGTATACTTCTATCAATTTGAAAATTAAGGTTGTCGGCAACTGCAGCATTTAAATCCATTAAAACGGAAAATACCGACGCATCATTAAAATTTTGTATTAATTCAGGGTAATAAGTTTTTACGTAATTAACTAATTCTGTTCTAACTCCTTGAAAATCCCTTGTTGTATATGATATTTTTTTATCTGCCATACTATTAAATATTTAAAATAATGAAATCACTACTGTTAAATGCGTCGGAAGTTATTTTATAATCAATCCTAACTCTTGCAGTATGTTCTTTTTGTGAAATGTTTGGTACGGTAAACTCTCTTTGATCCTCACCGTTTATAAAAGTACCTTTGTCTTCGTACTCTGTTGATGCGTCTGTAATTAACACATTAGTAATTAAAACCCCAGGCA